TAGTTGCCATCACGCTGTCTCCTCTTCCTCTATACTCATATTATAGACTTCAAGTTTGCTTGCCCACTGTTTATAGTGTGTGACCAATGCCTGTCGCATTAGAGGATTTTTAATTTTCTTAAAGTTGTGGACCATTGCTCCAGCCATTTGCGGGTTACATTCAAAGTAAAGACCCAAACCACCTAAACTGTTCATATCGTGTTCAAACTCTTTGTTGAACTTGCGTTGTTCGTATTCTTGTGTAATTGTGTTTGCCATTTTGTAGTTCTCCTATTGTTAACTTATACATATATAATAGCATCAATACACACGATGTCAACCTTTTTTACTACAGTTATTTATCCAAAACATAAATACAGTATGATTTACAGATATATGGTACAACAAAAACGAACTTCACCTAATCCCAAACATGGTAGGCCTGTTAACCCTAGCACATGGATTTCAGGACCTATTGAATGGAAACGTGACTGTCATTATGCTTACCACAAGCACAAAGCACAAGCTCGCTATCGCAAAGAAGAATACAACATCACACTTGAAGAATGGATGGCGTTATGGACAGAGGATGATTGGTTTCGCAGAGGCAGAAGTAGCGATTCAATATGCTTGATAAGAACTAATGATGAGCTGCCTTGGTCACCAGACAATGTACACCTAGGCACTAGACGTGAAAGCCTACAAAAGACCACAATTTCAAGATGGGGCAAATGTAATGGACGTATTTGAATATGATCCTTATGATCAGTTTCAACAACTAATAGCACAGTGTAATGAGAACACACGCATGATACATAAACTAATTGAATCACACAACAAACTAGATAGCATTGTTATGGAACTAACTGCACAACATTCACGCACAACAGAACTGTTGGTACGCACTAGGACAGATATTGGCACAATAACAGATGAACTAATTGCATTACGCAGCGCGGATTTCAATGCGACTGAGTGAACCACAACAGAGAATTGCAGACAGTGACAGCCGCTTTAAGGTTGTTGTAGCTGGCAGACGCTTTGGCAAAACATACCTTGCCATGCGTGAAATATGTTTTCGTGCTAGAATACCTAACCAAGAGATATTCTACATAACAACATCATACAGAGCTGCTAAAATGATCTTGTGGAAGCCACTCAAACGCAAACTACAAGACCTGCGTTGGATAGAAAAGATCAATGAATCAGAACTATCAATAACACTGCGCAATGGATCAATCATCTCACTCAAAGGCTCAGAAGATCCTGACAGACTACGTGGTGTTAGTCTAAGCTACTGTGTTATAGATGAAGCAGCAGAATGTCAACTTGATGCACTGTGGGGAGAGATAATACGTCCTGCACTAGCTGACCAACAGGGTGGCGCATTGTTTATAGGCACACCCAAAGGCAAAGCAAATGCATTCTATGACCTATACACAGCAGCACAACAACTAAACAGCTGGTATGCTTGGCAGTTTACAACTATTGATGGTGGCAGAGTTACTAGTGAAGAGATTGAAGCTGCAAAACAAGACATGAGTGAACGTCAGTTTAGACAAGAGTTTTTGGCTACATTTGAAACATACGAAAATAGAATAGCTTGGGCATTTGATAGAAGTCTAAACTGTGTTGACATTGTAGATCCTGACACACGTATACTGCATGTGGGCATGGATTTCAACATCAATCCTGGCACTGCTACAATTAGTGTGGTTACACATGACACTATGACTGTGATAGATGAAATGCATCTAGAAAATACTAATACAGAAGAAATGGCGTATGAATTAAAACGCCGTTATCCAAGTTCAAGGATTACTGTTTACCCAGATCCTAGTGGTTCAAGACGTCAAACAAGTTCTAGCGGTATGAGTGATCATATTATACTGCAAAATGCTGGCTTTACTGTCAAAGCACCACGCAAGCATGACCCTGTAAAAGACCGTATAAACGCTATCAACGCTCGTTTATGCACTGCAGAGGGTAAAAGACACCTGTTTATTGCTAAAACGTGTAAATATACTATAGATAGTTTGGACAAACACACTTATAAACAAGGCTCACAGGTACCAGATAAAGACTCAGGATATGATCATATGTTTGATGCGCTCTCATATTCTGTAGCCTACATGTTCCCAATACGTAAACGTGTGGAACAACAACAGCCTCAGCGTTGGGCAGTGAGATAAAGGAAACAATTTAATGGACATATCGCAACTAATGACCGCGGAGATAGCTGGTATACTAGGCGGCAATCACATTTATACATCATACAGAGACCAATGGCAATACTTGTATGAATCATATATAGGTGGAGAAGAATACCGCAATGCAGGACACCTAACAAAATACCAATTAGAAACAGATGGTGAATACAACCAAAGATTAGAAACAACACCCCTAGAGAATCACTGCAAATCAGTGATACAAGTATACACATCATTCCTGTTTAGAGATCAACCCTACAGAGAACTAGGCACACTTGAAAACACAGCAGGAATAGAAGACTTTCTACGTGATGCAGACCATGACGGTAGAAACATAAACCAATTTATGAAAGAATGTTCAACTTGGAGTTCAGTGTTTGGACATGCTTGGGTTATGGTTGTAAAGCCTGATGTAGGTGCAGTAAGTGTAGCAGATGAATTAGAAGCAGGCGTTAGACCATACCTTACACTGCTAACACCACTTGTAGTTGTAGATTGGAATTGGAGTAGACAGCCTAGTGGCAAATACATGCTAGATTATTTTAAGTATATTGAAGATGTAAATGGTAACCTAAGAACTGTTAAAGAATGGACACCAGAGTTTATTACAACATACACTGTTGATGTTGAAAGTGAAGTAGTAGAAGAAAAAATTGTAGAGCCTAATGGACTAGGTTGGATACCAGCTGTGTGTGCATATAACACAAGATCAACTGTTAGAGGCGTAGGTATAAGTGACATTGCTGATATTGCAGATGCACAAAAAATGATCTATAATTCAACAAGTGAAGTAGTTGAATCAATCAAACTGGACACACATCCAAGTCTAGTAGCAACACCAGAAACAAACGTAGGCACAGGTGCTGGCGCACTTATACACATACCAGACAACTTAGATCCTGGCTTGAAACCCTATGCACTAGAGTTTAGTGGTGCAAGTGTTGATTCAATATACAAGTCAATTGAACACACCACAAATGCTATTGACAAAATGGCCAATACTGGTGCTGTACGTGCAACAGAAAGTAGAACACTGTCAGGTGTAGCAATGGAAACAGAATTCCAATTGCTTAATGCACGCCTAAGTGAAAAAGCAGACAACATGGAACTTGCAGAAGAGCAAATATGGAAGATCTATGCATACTATGGCAACACAGAATGGACTGGAGAAATAAAGTATCCTGGCTCATTCAACATACGTGACACTGCTAATGAAATCAATCAATTGCGCACAGCAAAAGAAACTGCAACTGACAAACGTGTTACAAAAGAAATAGATCGCAAGCTCATGGAATGGATGGGCATTGAAGACGTTGATCTAGATGACTTTGTGCCACACGTAATGCAAAATTCTATAACAGGTGAATTAGTAATAGCTGAAACAGAACAACAACACCTTGCACTAGCTGCACTAGGTTATACGCATACAAACGAATAAAGGAGCAAACACATGCCAATGAAAAAGAAGAAGAAGAAAAAGGGTGGACGAAGAGGTTAATTGGGACCAATACTTCCAAAAGATCCGTAAAGTCTGTCCTTGGAGTTGGAGCGAATATCGCAAAGGCAACATTGATATAGTAGCTGGCAATGATCCTCAACCATTAGGTGACTTTGCTGCTAGAATATACATTGTAGATATAAGCAACGCAGAGGAATTGGAAGAATACCACGATTACCTTAATGATACAACGGATGATGAATGGTTATATTCACATCCACTGTATGGCGGTAACTCAACAGAAATACCTGTACTAATACAACAGGATGCTGAACTACTACGGAGGGCACGTAATGGCAAAGTTTAGAGGATCAGCGTGTCTTACTGATTGTGGTGGACACAGAGCTGGATTTCGTTATGCACGTTCAGGTGGACGCAAACGTTCACCATACAGCAATAGTTTTAACAAAGGCATGGGAATACAAAGAGGCACATATAAACCAAGGGCTGTTAAAAAACGTCAAAAGCGCCGTATTTAAACACCTAATTAAAGTTTTACATAAATAGTTACATATTAAATTTAACTCTTAAAGGAGGCGAGGTTAACAATGGACCATACAGAAACATTGGCACAAGAAAACGCAACTGATGCGGAAGTACAACAAACTGAAAATCAGGCTGAAGCAGTAAAAACCTACACACAGGAAGAAGTGGATAACATGATGGGCCGTATGAGAGGCTCACTAGAAAGAAAACTTCTTAAACCATACGAAGACTTAGGTGATCCAAATGAACTACGTGATTTGCGTAATGCAGAAGAAAAACGTAGACAAGAAGAACAACTAAAACGTGGTGAGTTTGAAAAAACCCTGCAGGAATTAGCTGCAAAAAAGGACAGTGAAATCCAAAAACGTGATGCTATTATTCAAGAATACAAGGTAAACAATCCTTTGATTGATGCAGCAGCTAGAAACAAAAGTATAAACCCTGAGCAAGTAAGACAATTACTAGCAGGGCGTGTTAGACTTAATGAAACAGGTGACGGAGTAGAAGTATTAGACGACACTGGTAATGTACGTTATGATGATAGTGGAAACAATTTGTCAGTAGACAGTTTGGTAAAAGAATTCTTAGATACTAATCCACATTTCCGTGCAGCAGGTGCTAGTACTACAAATACTAAAACAAATGTTTCAAATGGTTCAAGCACAGACTTTGACCTAGCAAGTTTGGATCTTACCAAACCTGAACATAGACAAATGTACAAAGAGGCTCGTCAAAAAGGCCTACTTTAAAAAGCCAGATTTTAAGGAGACATTAAATGGCAAATTCAGCATACGCATCAGGTATCAACCTAGACGCATTGATGGTACCTGTGAAAGCAGCTACTATCTACACTGCTCAAGAACAAAGTTTGTTCTTAGGCGGACAATTAATACCAGTAATCAATGTACCAGCAGGTAGTGCTTCTGCACAAGTTCCTGTATTAGGTTCAGTTACTGCTACTAAATTAACAGCAGAAGCTGCTCCAGGTGTAGACCTAGAATCAGTTCTTCCAGCTGATACTAAAAACACTATTGCAGTAGACATCCACGCAGCTCGTGCAGTACTACGTGACTTAGGTGGCATTGATCCAAACGAATTAGGTCGTGTACTAGGTAACTCAGTTGCTGCATCATTTGACGCAGACGTTATCGCAGCAATGGACAGCTTAACAGCTAAATCAGCTCCAACAGATATTGGTGCAGTTGACATTGATGACATTTTTGAAGTTGTAGGACAAATCCGTGCAGCTGGCGAAATGACTCAACTATACGGTGTTATTTCACCAACAGCAGCTACAGAACTATTGAAATCAATTGGTGATGCAGCTTACGCAGGTGGAGATTTCCAAACTGAAGCACTACGTAATGGTTTCTTAGGAACTATTGCTGGTGTACGCATGTTCATGAGCCATCACGCTGAAAACGCAACCAAAATGGGTTACGTATTTGGTCAAGACGCTCTACGTATTGCTATGCAGAAAAACGTTGACATTGAAGTTCAGCGTAGAGCAGCAGCAGTAGGTTTTGATGTAGTTGCATCATTACATGCAGGCGTTGGTGTTGTTGATGCAACCCGCGGTGTAAAAATGGTAGATGCAGCCTAAGAGGAGTAGCATATGGCTTTCATAGTAGAAAATAATATAACAGTATCTTTTGCAGAATACGATGACGTAGAAGCAAGAGATCAAAGATTGTTGGAAAGCAATGAGAGCCTCACTGACGATGTTGTAGAACCGTTATTAGAAAGAGCAACGGAACGCATTTTATCCAAGATGCGTTCCACTGCTTGGTGGCAGGAATACTACTTAAACCAAAATAGTATTTCTATACGCACAGTAGCGGACATACCAGCACTTAATCCTGATAAAATCAAAGCACGCCAGGCAGACTTTACTGACTTGTGTGTGTATACAGCATTTGCTGATTACGTAATGCCTTTAGTCGCAGACTTTGGTGCAGAAGATTCAGCAGAACGCAATAAAATTGATTTCTACAGGAATAGAGCAGATAAACTGTTTGAAGAGTTGGTTAGAGCAGGCGACTGGTATGATTTTGACGATGATGGTACTATACAATCAGATGAAAAATCACCAGGTGTTATAAACTTAAAGAGAATTAGATGAGAACAGAAGTACTTACTTACATGCGAGGATTAGCATTAGGCACATTTAATGTGTCAGATGAAATTCCAAGGAATGAAAGTGCAGAACCACTGTATATGAAAAATCCAAAAACTATGTACGTTGACGTTGCACAGTTTGAAGACAATCCACTCATTAACACTCTTGGAGGACTTAGCATACACGCTAAGACAACATCACTTAGTGTCTACTTCAGTGTTGATGCTAAAAACTTACCAAATAATTACGATGCACTTGTTTCTAGTTTACTGGATGCAAGAGATCTTAATACTACTGAGGGCTTTAACGATCGCTCAGCAGAAGTTTCAACATCAATTGAAGCAGATATGTTAGTAACAGAGGTTACTCTATCTTATACTAAACTTAGATAAAAGGAAACAGACAAATGGCATACATTTATCCAGCACCAGGGGTCAGTGGCGTTCAAGCAACTCTAGCACTAGAGATACTTGCAGACGGTACTAATGATTCCCTAAATATTCCTGCTATGCAGGATGTAACTGTTAACGCAGCCAACGACGTTTTTACTTGGACTCAACTAGACGCAACTGCAAAACAGCAAATTGCTACAACTTCAACTAATTCAATCGCAATGAATATAGTTTTAGATGGCGATAGCTTCTTTGGAGATGGCGTAAGTGCCGCAGGAACTGCTAGTTTAGCAGGCATCTTTGGCATGAGTAACAACAAAAACAAAGTTGAATTTAGCCTATACTTAGGTGACAATGACGATGGTACTAATGGTAAAACTATTTCAGGTCAAGGATACATTACTGGACTAGCTCCAACTGTATCTGCAGATGCACCTGTATGGGTTTCACCAATTACTATCACAGTTGACGGTGAATACACAGTAGCCTAACAGCAAGCGTGAGGCAACACAAAAGAGGGCTTTTTGGAGCCCTCTTTTTTTGGTTGTGCTAAATACATAGAAGGTTAACAGATATGGACGTTATAGATACAAAGACAGATAAAGAGCTGCTACAGTCAACACTAGCAGAGTTGGCAAAAGCAAAAAATGAATTGCAGTGTGCAACCAATGACACACGTAAAGCACAAAACAGAATAAGTTTTCTGTTAGTCCTTGCAAACAAATTGATAGATAGAATGGAAGATTAAATGAAACTACAAGCACTAGTCAGTACCCCACAATTACAAAAAATTACCATAGATGACGAAGCCATCGTTGAAAAATACGGTGAAGAAATTGATTTCTACATCTATGATCGTCAAGACATGGACACTTACATGAGTCTAGCAACACTAGGTGAAGATACAAGTATCTCAACTGTTGCTAAGGTTGTAAGCAAAATCATATTGACTGAAGACGGAAACAGAATATTAGAAGACAACCAACAGCTACCTATGGATATGATGTTGAAGGTTGTAGAGGAGACAGTAAAACACTTGGGAAATTCTATGACCCAGACTTCAAACAAATAACACCTACTCTCAATGCATACATTAACTTGGATTTTGTTGCAAAGAGATATGGTAAAACACCAACAGAAATGTTAGAGTCTGGGTCTACGTTAGACATACAAGTTGCCACAATAGCAGTGAGTTATGAAGCACATGTCCAAAAAGCCTCAAAAGCAGGACACACAGTTACAAATCACTCACAAGATGAACTAAAAGCTATGATGGATGCTGTAAAAGGAAGAAAAAATGACCATACGCAAAGTGCAAAGTCAAATTGATAGAAGATTACGTGAAATAGAACGTGAACTAAAGCCACTTGTACACAATGCAACACGTGAGTTTGTGCGTGTTACACCTAAACGCACAGGTAATGCTAGAAAAAATACAAAGCAACGTGGCAATTCAATTGATGCACACTATGAGTATGCAACCAGCTTGAACGAGGGCTATTCACGTCAAGCACCAGACGGAATGACAAAACCTACTAT